CATGGTTGAACGAGAAGGGGCAGTTTGAAGCCTATGAGGATTGGTGCGCCGCCGGCATGGCGCTGCGAATCGAATACGGTGACTCGGGTCTTGAATTGTGGGAATTGACCCACGACAACAGCGTGGCACCCGATGAGGCGCAAAGGAAGTGGGAGTCGTTCGCTACCGAGCCTACATCCGACTCGGTCACGCTGAACAGTTTTATGGACCGAGCCCACCGCGCGGGGTGGAAGGGGACTATTCGGCGCTCCACCGCCGCGATGTTCTCGGAAGTCGCGCAACTCGCCGCCGCGGCGGGCGCGTCCTTGTCCGGTGGGATGCCGACTCCCGGCGCGGCAGGCGACGGAATGCCCATGATGGCCGGTCAGGAGGAGCTTGCTCGCCTCGCCGCGCCGATCCTCGCCGACTTCCTCGCCGCCACCGCCGATACGCCCGCTCCCACCTCGCCCGAGTGGCCGACCCTACCCGCCGCAATGTCCGGGCACGGTCTGTACGAGCCCATGTGCGCCTCGATCGCGCGAATTGTGGCGCTCACCGAAGCGCCAAATAAATGGCGTCCCAGCCGCGTCACCGATCCGCTTGCGGTGCTCAACCTGCTGCACGCCGACGTGTTCGACGCTGTCGCGCGCCGCGTGCGCGCCGCCGGCCACACGCTCCAGGACAAACGTATTCGGCTGGCGGCGGCGAACCTGTCCGAAAAGGTCGAACGCATCACCGTCACCCAAGACAAATGGGAATACGACAAGAACGGCGAGCCGCAAAATGACAACAGCGACAACGTCGTGGTGCTGCTCGGGGTGCTCTCTCTCGAACTGCGCTGGAATGCGTGGCTGGAGCGAATGGAGATCCAGGGCGGCGGCACCGACAGCGACCTATCGTGGAAAGCGTGGTCCTATGTCGACGATACGGTGGTGGCCAAACCGCGCACCCGCGCCAACCGCACCAAGACCCGTTTCCGACCGGCAAAGGACTTCCTGTGGGAATCGCTTCTCACGCTCGCCCACGCAAACCCGATCGATCCCGTTTTGGAGACGCTTTCCCAATTGGCCAAAGGCTGGGATGGTGTCGCCCGCCTTTCTGACTGGCTTTCCCGGTTCTGCAGTACCCCGGATGACGCCTACCACCAGGCCGTCGGAAAACTGATCGTCGGCGGTATGGTCAAGCGGGCGCGGCATCCCGGCTGCAAATTCGACTTCATGCCGATTTTCTTCGGGTCGCAGGGGACCGGAAAAAGCACCCTGGCCGCGATCTTGTCCGATGGTGGTGTGACGCCGCTCGCCGAGATCCTGCGCGGCAATGGTCAGAACTTCACCGACAACGTCATGCTTGGCGACGCCTCGAAAGAGTTGGTCTTGTCGCTTGCCGGCAAGCTGGTGGCGGAGATCGGCGAAATGGGTACGCGCGGCAACGCCAACGTGACCCACGTCAAGGCGATGTTATCGCGACAGGTCGACGCCGGCCGGACCGCCTACGCCCGTGCTGTCTCGGAAAGGCCGCGGCGCAATATTTTTATCGGCACGACAAATGACGAGAACCCGCTGACCGACACATCGGGAAACCGTCGGTTCCTGCCGATCCACATCACCCAGGAAATCGACCTGGTCGGCTTTCATGGCACCGTGGGGCAAATCGTCGGCGAGGCCGCGGCGCTGGAAGCATTGGGCGAGGGGTTCGATCTCCCACGGGAAATATGGTCCGAAGCGGCAGCCCACCAGGAGGCCGCCCGTTCGGTGTCGGACGTGGAGGCGCGGTTGTGCGCCTGGTTCGCCGAGACACCCCACACGGCCGCCGCGTTCGTGGCAACTGACGATCTGGTGGAGTTGGCGGATCTATGCGGATGGAGGGGCGCGGAGCGCAAGGAGCGCGCGGGGGTGTTGAAGCGGCTCGGGTTCCGCGAGGTGCAACCGCGCCTATTGGGTACGCGAACGCGGGGATGGATACGCGGGACGGAGCGGCCGGAAACAGCGACAAGGTATCTGGTGGGGAAGACGGCGGAAGGGCGCCCGCGCGTCACGATCGGACCGGGAGCGCGGCGAGTGTGTCCGCCGCTACCGTATTGAGCTTTGGTGTGATGATAACGATGCCTATTTGTCGACGCGGCTCATATGGTCTCCTCCGGGGACAGGACCACTGCGTACATATACCAATCCTTTACCCACTTCACCGCTGCATCCATATGGTCTTCCGGCTTGAATGTCTTCGTGTGGTTCGGCACGTCATCTTCTGTTGGGGGAGACTCCCGCTTCCAAAAGACTCGAACCATAGGGTGTCCAAGCTCATGCCGGGAAATAACGGCATAGTCCTTGCGGTCGAGAACTCCCATTCATCCCTCCTGCTTTAACTGCTGATCCCACTGTGCTGCTAACGCGGCTTCCCGCATGCGCATTTGTCCAAATTCTCACCGCATTCGATGCAGCGCCAAGGGGCTTTAGGGTCTGGCTGTTTGTGAGGTGCGGCGTTCATAGTGTTTTCCCTGTCTGCTGATTAAGGTTCTATCTGTCCGCGGCCGAGATATCGCTTCCCGTCAGCGACAACAGACCCGCTTGGGTCCACATACACCTCGCCGACCTCGCAAAGCTCTCCGTTGACCCTCACGGTGCGGGCACCGCTGATGTGCACGTCATGAGCAACCAACCACGCGATGATTGCCGTTGCAACCTCGCTGCCCGTCATCTCAATGGCTACGCCCGGGCCGTAGTGAGTGGGGCCGTCTCCGAACCTTATTTCCATCGCTAACTACCTATGACCGAAACTGATGTTGATAGGCTTCCGAGGGCACGCGAACCCCTGGCAGGTAGCCTCTGCACCAGCCGGACAGACGCACCCCATCGGACGAGATTGCAAGACAGGTGGCAACTCACGAGTCAAGTATTGACGCGCGGCACCCATCTGGCATGGACAAAGCGGTTCGCCATTTTGCGGACCAAGACAACAGCAACCCATGTCGGTTTTCCCTACCTGTCTAAAGAACGCGGTTTTCGCGGGATGAACGGCAGCGGCCGATCGCGAAGCGTTGGATTGTCGCGAGTCCAAATGTCCTCTAGATCCCCAGCATCAGGCCAGATGACCGCTTGCGCCCTGCCGGTGAATACCCACCACGCAGCCCGGATCGCCTCGATCCAATTGCACGAATAGGGCTCGGCAACAGCCGCCACCCATCGACCGTCCGGCAGTCCGGACTGTACATCAGGATGGTACATGCTGCCGATTGTGCTGACACCCCACGGGATAACCATAATCTTCTCCATCTAGTTTCCCCTGACGACGCGTTAATGCGCAATGCCTATAGCAATCTTGGCGGCGCGTCGGCGGCTCCATTCATCCTGCGATATCTCTCGGACTCTCACCCACTCGCGCTCAGCTTCAGCATCGCTGGACATACCTATGTTCTCGGCGAACGTTTCCAGGCACGCCTGAGCTTGCCCGATCTCCTTGCCGACATTGCCTGGCGGTCGAGCATAGACGCGGTCGGCCACCCTATTAAAGATCTCGCGCTCCATGCCCTCGGCATGGGCGAGTTCGATCGCCTCCTCGACAAACCGCAACAGGCGCTCGCTTCGAAGCAGCGCGACAGGGCCGAACATTGCCCGCGCCCATGCCAAAAATTCTGCTGGTCGACCCATCTTCAAACCTTTCTTTGACTTGCCGTTAACGCAATCCCACACGTCGAACAGACGGCAGCCCGTCAACCAAGCTGCTCCGGACGCCCCACGACGTTTCATTGATCTGCACGCGCCACGTTCGGACCGCGTAGCCCCTTGCCGCCCACCATTTCCGGACGTGGACTGCAAGCAGTGTGGCACCGTGCGCGGAGAGGGCGTCGAAGTCTGGCGGGAAAGTCTCATTCATCGGGGCTCTCCTGGCAGTTTTCCGTTTCGGTGCGGCATCTTATTGGCCTCAAGTTCAAGGTCGTGTTTCCATGCCCGCATGTCCTTCACTGCAAGCGCCCCGTCGGGCAATCGCTCAAACTCCACTTCACAGGACATGTCGCCGTTTTTGCGGCCCCAATCGACGCCAAAGAACGCGACTTTAGGAAGCATTGGCTTGGTCCTTCGCTTTCTGAATCTGACCGTATACGTAGGCCTTGGACACTTCCAGGATCTCAGCGATGCGCTCCACCGCGACCCCCTCCGCGTGCAGCGCAAGCATTTGCTCCGGCTTGGTGCTGGTGCGCGACCGTGCGGCACGGGGGCGGTCAGGACGATGCTTGCGGAGGATTGCGTATACCCGAGCCGACTTGACACCGGTCGCCTTGGCGATCTGCACGGGCGTTTCACCCGCATCAAAGCGGGAAAGGATGGTGGGATCGGGAGCGGTCATTTGCGGACGGGCCGCCCACGCACCGAAATGGCACCGATAATCATGAGCGATACGCCGATGACCAGCCATCCGTAAACCGCTTGGGAAAGCTCTCCGACTGAAAGCCCCGCGATAACAGCGCCGACGATGAACAGGCATCCGGAACCGTCATTGTCATCTTTCGAGTTGCTCATTTGGTACCCCATGTCTCCCGTGAAACCTTACCGGTTTATTGCGAACTGTCAACATCTAACTTGCTTTGTTGCTGTTGCACCATGGGCATCGGCACCACGAGCATACCGCCGCCCGGTCCATACATCCTCACCGACGTTCGGTTCGCACCATTCGGTACCAGGAGCGCGCCATCCGATCGTACCCAACGCGCGTCGGCGGCAAGCATAGAGAGCGCGGCGGGGATCTCCAGCGCCTCGCCCGCTTCGGTCAAAGCGCTCATGACACCTTCTTTGCTCCACACCTTGCGAATGGGCATCCACCCGCCCTCGCGCGCCGGTCCGGGGCGATAGGACGAGATCAGCGCGGCGCCGCTCGGCGTGTCCAGGAGCTTGGTCGGCTTCCCCTCCTCGCGCGGTCCCGCTCGCATGTCGTGCGCGCATGTCGTACCGTCTTCCAATACGATGGTGCAGATCAACGTTCCCTTGGGGATACCAATATTCTCCGGACCACCTAGACATTTTGGACAGAGCTTGGTCATCACCGCGTCGCAACTCCAGCACCGCATGGCGGCGGGTTGGTTGCGCTTGCCGCACTCCTCGCAGGAGACCAGGCTTATCGAGGTTTCCTTGGGGCGAATGAAGTCAAGCGGGCCGTGCGCGTCGATATTGCCGGCGAAGTCGAGCACAAGAAGGTCAGCTTTACCTGCCGCAATGCTGCGCAGAATGTGTCCGCCGATCGTTCGCAGCCCGCGCCCAATCATCTGGATATAGAGGCGCAAGGATTTCGTTCGGCGCCGCATCACAACCATATCCGTCTCTTGGACGTCGAACCCGACGGTCAGCGCATTGACGTTGACCAATGCGCGCAGCCGGCCCGCTCGGTACGCCGCAATGGACGCCGCGCGCTCGGCGGCAGGCGTGGTCCCGAGCACAAGACCGGTGGGAATGCCCCACTGGTTCATTCTTTCCGCCATCGCCTTGGCGGCCTTGGTCGACGCCTCGAACACCAACCAGGCTTTTCGAGATCGCCCATGGTGCAGCATTTGCGCGATGTGATTATCCATCGCCGCAATCATCTGAATGTCTTGCGACTCGCCCGTATAGTCGCCCTCGCGCGTTCGAAGCTTCGACGCGTCCATTTTATCGTCGGCCGGCGCGGAGAACGCCGGCACAAGCAATTCGTCGCGGATGCCGTCAATGATGGAATAGCGGTAAACCACCTTGTCGAACGGCGCTTCCTCACCTTCGACCAGCGAACCACCGTTGAGACGAAAAACGGTTCCGGACCAGCCGGCTTGCCGCGGCATCCCGAGCCCGCGGCGCAGGCTGCGGTACATCCCCATTTCCGAGTGGGGAATCAAATCACACTCGTCAACTTGCAACAGGGCGATGACGCCAAACGACGCGGCGTTCTTATAGATCGATTGGATGCTGGCGGAGATCACGGGTGCCCGCCAGCAGCGTTCTTTCAACGCTTCAGCATTGATCCCCACTTCCAGGCCGAGCAGCCGGCACGCTTCCGCGTTCTGCTCGACCAACTCGCGGGTATGTGCGGCAATGATACTGCGTTCGCCGCGTTCCCACGCGCGCCGCGATACCTCCGCCATACCGATTGATTTCCCCGACCCGACGCAGGAGTCCACCAGTGGCCGGTTGATGCCGGCGCGGAATGCGTCTTCGACCGCATCGGCCGCGGCGATCTGGTTCGGGCGGAGGACTATCACGGAAGGGAATATGGAAGCGGCGGGGGCGCGGGTTTAGCGACCAAGGCAAGGAACGCCGCCAGCTTTTCCAGGTCGAAAATGAAATGCGGCTTTTCGCCGAGTTGGGTGGCACCGACTGCGAGCGCTGCTTCCTGAAGGGTCACGCGGCACCGAGCGCGTGTCGTAGCGTCCTCTCCGCCGACCAGTCCGAAGGATGGAGAAATTCGATAGTCTCCCCATCTGCATGAACCCGACCGATAACGTAGCGCATTTCGGTGTACATTGGTCCAGTTACTGGATTTGGTACCGTTTGCAACGCGGACATGCCGACGTGTTCACGAACAGTCAAATGCCTATAGCCGGGTTCGAGCATCGCCGACCGTCCGTCCCACGGACCACCAATGCACTTGAGATGTTTTCCGGTCACGCCGCCACCCCTTCCAAACGGCCCGGATTGCGCATTGCCATTGCGGTAGGCATCCGCTGGCGCTCCAGCCTGGAGATTGCCTCGGTGCGCACCTTCTCGGAGTCCATTGCGCGCTTGATATGCGTTCGGAACGGCCACATGCGGTTGTGCAGGTCGCTCGGCTTCGGTCCCGTCCAGGACGTGACGGGAAGCCACCGAAACGCCTTCCGGGAAAGCGGGCGCCAATAATGCACCGTGGTCAACCGGCCCTCTTTCTTGCGGACCAACAAGTGCCACTCGAACTCGCCGATGACGACATTTGGAGACCGGTACATGGTTGTCATGAGCACAACCAAATGGCAGCGAAAAGACACTGACCAGCCACCAGCAAGAGCGCGAGATCCCCGCGGACGCTGGAGCGCCGGTCAACGTGCGCGGTGTTGGCGAACATCACCCTGGCAAATGTCGCAGCAAGCCCGGTCACGCTCGCAATTCCGAACCACGCTCCGAGCAGCCAAAACGGCAGTGAGAACAGGATCATGATGCCATCTCCGGGAAGGTGCTCGCGATCTTGTCGGCCTCACGCCACGAGAGACCGGCATTGATCAGAAGGCGCATTGCGCGATCGTAGGTCACGCTGCGTCTCCCGCGGGAGCGACATATTGCACCGCGACGTCACAGCCGCCGGCCTCGCAGCCGAGCGGTTCGACGCACTGACCGCATGGCGCGAACTTGGTCACCGGGATCATTTCGGGGGCGATGGCGGGGGCGGCGGTGGGCGGGGCGTTCCAGGAAGGATTGGGACTGCGGTCGATACCTCCAAGGGAGATCGGTTCTGCCTCGCGGGCTTCCTCTTCCCACGCCGCCTGCTGCTCACTGACTAGTTCGTCAATGACCGAAATGGCGCCGCCGACTCGGTTGATCTGACCGATAAGCTGTTCCTGCGATGCGACCAACGCGGCGCGCTTGGCCTGCAGTGTTTCGATTGTGGGCATTATGTCGATCTCCTCGGTGATGTGCGAACGTACCGTATAGTTGCGAATTGTCAACGGATATCCGGTGCGAGCGCCGAAACAAACTGCACTTTTTCGGGGCGCTTGGGCTGTGTCGGCGGGCTCGGTATCCACGGCGCGCACGGCGGCGCGGTATCGTCCGCATCCCACGCCGAGCGGCACAGGACGCAACGCATTCCGCCTTCCCTGGTCTTCCGCGCGCTGCATTCCCGCATCAGCAAAACTCTTTCAGATCCCAGCCGTGGAATTTGCACACCTTGGCCGCATTCCGGCGAAAGGCCGCGTTGTGGACGTTCGGCCCTCCGCTCTTGGCTTCCATGCCGGTCATTTCCAGGTGGAGGTGCACCATCTCGTGGCCCATGGTGCGCAGTAGCGTCGTCGTGTGCCCGATCGCCTTCGATGACAGGGAAATCGTGTGCTTGCCAACCCACTGGTAACGACCAAACTCGCCCGAGCGGCGCGACACCTTGAAGTCAACTTCCTCCGAGTCAGGCAGATTCCAATCATAAAAAGGAGGCGTCGCGGCGAGATAGTCATAGGCCGCCGCAAGCGTCTCCTTTGTGAGGGGAAGGGTCATAAACCAAACTCTGTGCGCCGGTCGATACCTTCGTAAGGACAATAAATCTCCCGAGACAAAATATGCCGTTCGAGCAGATCCACCAGAAGGTTCGGCGGTCCTTCGCATTCTGCATCCGATAGTACCAACATGATCTCATCAACGACGTTCGGTACAAAAATGCATTCCTTGGGGTGATGATCAATCACGATCGTGATGATTTCCCGGACGTCTTGGCGGTTCACCGCGTTCCGCCTTTCGTCCCCACCACCGCAACGCCGCGTTCCGCCAACCACTGAATCATATGGTCGGCATCGCTCAGAGTGCCGCCGTCGGCGAGGTATTCGCCGCAGTCCGTCGCGCCGTGGCCCCGGCTGGGATAGACGCGCTCCAGGTATTCGGCGAGGAGCGCCTTGGGGCTAGGACGCGCGGGACGGAAGGGGATGGGTTCTCCGGTCATGTGAACGCCAGCGTGATATTGTCGAGCAGTGCCGCGCGCAGGACCGGGCTCGCGACGTTGAGTTGCGCCGCGCACTCCGCGTTGCCAATCGCAATCTCGGCGATCTGCCGGCGCTCGATAGGGCCGCCGTTCCCTCCGGGCGCGTGCGCCTTCGCCAGAATGGCCAACGCCGCATTCGAGGCGCGCACCTCCCCCAACGCATCATTCAACGCGACATGCTTGGGCAAGACTTTGAAGGGGCGTTCATCCACACCAGCGAGTTTCTGCATTGTGCGTGACGATTCGGTCTGCCAGTGCTCCCAAGGGCACTTCACCCCCGCGCGGCGGTACACCTCCTGCAGCATCGGCGTGTCCATGAAGCCGCGGCACCAGATAGTCCGATCCCCTGCGGCAACGGCCCATTCGATCCAGGTAGCGAAGTATTCCAAGGCCGTTCGCAACGGGGTCGGGTTGGCGGTCGCTGCGGCCCACGCCTCGGGCGGCTGGGTGCCCCACCAAGCGTGCGTCTCGGGGTCGATCGTCAGTCCCAACGCTTCCTGGTCGGGGATGGACAAGTTCAAGGTGCACGACGCTTCGTCGCTGAAGCGCACAAATGCGGCGGACAGCACAACATGACCGGGGCGCGTACCCAAGGTCTCAAGGTCGACAAGGATGTGGGTCACGTCGTCGACTCCTTTGTCCAGTTGTCGAACAAATTGCGCACCTGAGTCGACCAGCCGCCGGCTACGCGCTCGGGATATCCTGAAACCCATGGCTTGGAACAAATCGGTTCGATTTTGCAGACTTTGAACCGCTTACCAGCATGGCGTCGACCGGTGCCGATCACAATGTCATCGATCGCGATTCCGACTGCGTCACACTGCGCCTTGTGGAGTCGCTCTTTCGCGACGCGCAACGCGTCCTCAAATGATTGAACCAACTTGGCAAGCGCAGCTATATCGGTCATATCAAAGCCTCCCCCGTGCACTCGCAATAGAGACGCCGAGCCCGCGCCCACGCGCCGACCATTTGCTTGACGGTGTGGGTCTGCGGCTGCGCGGAAACGAACCCGTGCGTCGCAGTGTCGAACGCGCCGGCCCGCATACGTAGCTCGGTGGCGCGACCGTGCCCGCTATCCGCGAGCGCGTACATCAACTTGGAAAGGTCGGTGCGGGTTACGGTCATGGCGTCACTTTCCACGATAGGTCCGAATTGTCAACGTTTAATTTTAGCCGCCTTGCGCTTCGCGGCTGCCCGTTTCTTCCGGCGCGCTTCCGCACCCAACTCAATACACGCGTCCAGGGCGCGCGGTAGCCGATAGCACTGTGCCAGCCGCCGAAGGGTCTGCAATTCGTCGCGGATATCCATCAGGACGGCGAGTTGCGCGTCTACGTTAGAGACGATACCCGGTCGCGTCTGATCAATGCTCCAGGCAACATCCGCGCACTTGTGACGAGCCATTTACTTGCCTCCGTATTCAGCGAATGCGCACAGAAATGCTTTCTCCGCTCGCTGCGGAGACCAGAATTGCAGTCGCACGCCAAGCGCCGGCTCGGTCGAAATGCGAAACGCGACAGCCGGTTGCGCTAAAGCCTGGTCGATTTCATCATTGGTGATTCGCGCATCGAGCCGCTTCACCTCCGGATGCCACGGCCACGACAATCCGAACCGCACCGCGACCGCGCGTTCCAACTCCGCCTCTATGCGCTCGTAATTGGTCAGATGCCGCTTGATCGGACGAATCACGTCCTGCAAATACGCTTCGCTCGCGTCGTGCAGGAGCGCCGGGAGTTTCAAGGGCTGCGGCGCCGCACGGGCGACGTGAACGCAGTGTTCGGCCACCGAATAGAAGCGCAGCACATGCCCGCCGTAGCGGCACAGTTGACTGAGGGCGTGCGCGATATCCTCAATGTGGATTTCATCCGGTCGCGGATCGAGGGGCCAAAATTGCCGACCGGATACGGTCTGCATCCAGTCACCTTTGCGGACGTCTGGCGGCGCAAGGGGCGGGGACGACGTGGTCCGTAGAGCGCGCGTCCAATCTGCGAAATCGGTCATACCGCGCACCCTTCCCCGTTAATCGTCACGCCCTTGAGGCGGTTGGGAACACGCGGCGGCGGTGCTGGCGGGGGAGGACAGTCCCAGCACGGACCACGCATACAAAGTCCGCAATTGAGCGCAGCCGGAAATCCTGCGGTACGCCGCTTTCGTTCGCAGCGAGGCGCTGGCATTTGCGCATCGTCCGCACGTTGTCGAATCATGTTGGTTCCTTTACATGCTCGCGTCCCGCGTCGGTGACGCGCACTATTTGTCCCGGTCCGCGTTCGACAAGACCCTTTCGGACCAGGTCGTCCAGTTCGGCCCTACTCACCGATGCACACCGAGCCCGCGACGCGAAGGCGCGCAGCATTCCGTCGGCGAAAACCCACTGCCAGCGCTCCACGACGAATCGGATATGGAGCGCGAGGAAGTTGGCTTGGGCGTCGTTCAGGGGCATCAAGCGGCCCGCGCTTCGTCGCGCTCATTGGTGAGGATTGCGACCTGGAGAGTGAGGGCGTCGCGTTCGGTGCGGAGCCGGTCCCGCTCCTGCTGCGTTTCGAGCAGCCGCGCGTGCAGGTTCCCCACCAAGTCTTGAAAGCCGGCTACTGTCATTTCGTCCACCCCGCGAACCTGTCGGCCTTCACCACTCGCACCACTTCCGGAGCAGCCCACCGCTCCCAGCCGGCGCGCTCACGCGCCCGCCCTGTACTGAAGCCGATACATGTGGCAGTGAGCGCCACAGCGAGCAACACGACCCATCCTCGCGCGCCGGGGGTCATCGGTCCGCCCCGAGCGCCATTTCGCCACGCACCCATGATCGACGTTGCATCTCCCAATGCACGGTTTGCTGCTCGGGTGAGAGCTTGGCGAACGCGGCATTCGCACGACGCACCATCAGATCCAGGCTCGGCACGCACACCGCCTTGACGCGCACCACGGGCTTGAAGCGGTCGGCGAGCCATCCACCATCGGTTTCCCGCAGTTTCACCCACTCACCGTGACACCAGACTTCATCAATCGTGTAGTCGGTTCCCGCGTACAACTGGAAACCGCCTCGAACACACCTCACACGTTGCCCCGGCTGAAGCTGGTTCATGGCGTCACCAGATCCCGGCCGGCGGTGGAAAATGGTTCGGCACCGCCCACCAGATCGCGGGAACGGCGAAATAGAGTGCGACCGATGCGACCAGCGCGGCGGCAATTAAAAGGGTGGTGCGAACCTTCATACGCGAGTCCTCCAGATATGCGAACGTACCCATTATAAACGAATTGTCAACACCATTTCGCAGGTCGAACGATTTCAACCATATAGGCCGGAATACCGCCGACCGTGACCAAATCTCCGTCCGCCGTCCCTACTTCCGACTCCGCGCAACCGAAGACGCGCACCGCATTCTCGACGACCCATTCCCACGCCGCGCCGGGGTCGCCCGGCAGAAAGCTGGCGGAGGCGAGCACGCGCCCGTCCAGGGTATGGAGGGTGACATGCGAGAGGAGACGCGCCGATCGGGCGGGTGGGAAGGCCAACACGTTGCTGTCGGGCGCGCTCACGATTTCACCAATTTGGTGCTACCGATTGATACGACGGCGATACTTTCAAACAGGGGATTGTCGGAACGGCGGCATCCGCCCGCCGCCTTCAATTCCTCGACGACGTATTGTATGGTTTCGGCGATGGTCGCACGGTCCGGAACTTCAATTGTTGCAATCACATAACGTTTAGTCATATCGCTTCCCCTTCCTCTCCAGATTGGCGCGCTGCATTGCGCTCAGCGCCCTCAACAGACTTGATCGCGCGAGCCACATAGCGAGCCGCGTTGTCGGCGCCGGCCTCGCGCAACCAGGCGCGGGCCGTGCGGGCGCACAACAGAGCATAGCGGATCTGTTCGAGGCGTGTCGTGGGGACTGGAACGGCGGGCTCGCGCGGGGACGCGGCGGGGGTGCTCACGACAGCACGTCCTTGAGCGCACGAAAGGCGTTTGCGACCAAGTCGGAATCGTGGTCGCCGTTACAGGCATATCCCCAAGCAACCGTTTCAATTGCGCCGATCACTTCGCGTCGCGTCAAGGGTTCATCCAAGCGCGCTTGCTCACTTTCCGCCTTTCGTCGGGCAGACTCTTCGGCTTCCTTCATCATGCGACTGTCCGCGTCAAGCTGGCGCTGCAGTTTCCTGAACATCTGTTCCGAAGTCCTCATATCTGGTGCTCCCGAGCCCGACTGCGCGCTGCAATGTCGCGGAGTTGCTGGCGCTCCGTCTGAGCGGTGCACTCGATCGGCATCGGCTCGCGGTGTTTCCAACCGCCGCCATGCCGTAAATCCAAGCGCCATGACAACCGGCAACCCTCACAACGATCTTTCGCACGGTCGATGAGCGCCGCGGCTTCTTTGTTGTCGGTGATCGGCGGACCTTTGCTGCGCGGTATTTTCATTTCAATTTCTCCACCAGATCAATCACTGCTCGAGCGACTTTGCGCAGGTTCACCGACTCAACCTCGACGAAGACGTTTTCCAGGTCGTCGTTACGGGCGTACACGATCGCCCCAATCGGGCGGGACAACGCAACCATGATCGCGTCGGCGACCATCGCCACGAGTAGGTCATGAGCGCTCATTTCCGAACCCTCCGCCAGTTGGCGAGTCGTTTCTCGAACCGCGCTCGCAACGCCGTGCGCTCGTGCTGGTCTACCACTCCGTCATCGTCGCGGTCGTGGTGCAACACGTCAAGCGCGTCAGTGACCAATCCATCAATCAGATCATCGCGGGCGCTTGGTTCCTTTTCCCGTTCAAACCGCGTCGCTGCGCACCAGCCGAGCACACCCGACACCATGATATAGCCGACGAAGGGTTCATCGCGGCCGACGGCGTCGACCCGCCTTGTCACGCGGCCGCCGATCTCGCGCACCATGTCGCCGACTTCGAAGGGTGGAGGAGGTTTGCGGGTCATGTGTATTCCCCTTCCGGGTCGCACTTCGGACAGATACAACCGAGTGTGTGGGCTCGGTGCCGTTTCATGTTCGCTTTATGGACGTCGTTGCGATGCGCCTTGAGTCCGCGAACCAACTTGTCGCAGTCCGGGCATTTACGTTGCGTGGGGCGCCCGTCTCCATCCCCGCCGCCCCATTCGGTCACAATTGCACCGGTTCGGTCGGAGGCGAGATCGGCGCGGGTGGCTCGGTCCGCTTCTCCTCTACGGGCTCAACATAGTGATCGATGAGGAATGCGCGGGCGGAGGCTCGGCAGGCGGGGCGAATGCGACGGGTCATGTGGGCTGCTCCTGTTGGGTTTAGCGAACGAAACTTCCCGTATATCCCGCCGCAACCGCTCGGCGGCCGGCGAGGCAGTCCTTGAACGCGGCGCGGTAGGGTATACCGAAACGGCGGACGTTTTCGCGGGCGTCGGCATGAGCGAGTTTGAAAAGGAGGTGGTTGGCGATTGCGAGTTGGCTCATGACGTTGTCCCTCTGCTCTGTAGGGAGATTGGCACGCTAAAAACGGAGTGTCAACAGTTAAGTTTCACATTCCTGTGCGTTGGGGCTGCGTCAGTAGGGAAGCGCCGGACACGTCCACGTTCGCGGCACGACCCCTAACCGCTCATTCAGCTTACCCGGCACATTCCCCACGGCGCGCGGCAGCGAGCATGTCCCCGATGCGTCCCAGCACGCTCTTGGATCTTGGGTCTCCGCTTCGGCTGCTGCGGGCTTAACCCATGCCAGCGCCTCGGTGTGGGTGGCGAATGGACCAGCGAGCAGCGCGTAGCGGGCGCCGCGTCGCAGGGAGACGTAATAGTCTCGGCTGTCTGCGTGATGGGGCATCTCTAAGAGGCCAGCAACTTCGCCACGGTGCAACCGATTTGCTGCGCACACCACTCGATTGCCGCCAGTTCGTCAGGAAATCGCGCGACGATCGCGGAGCGCTTGCCCTCACGCACTTGCTCGTCCGTCACGGTTGCGGCATCGCGAATCACGTACTGCCGGTCGTGCGTGCGCGTTAGCCGATCATACGTGCGGGTCTCGCAAAGCTGAAATCGCGACAGGGTGCCGGGCACAATCGCGTTGTTGAGTTCGGTTCCGTTGACCAAGAACCGCGGGTCGTTCGATGGGGTGACGTTGCGCCACTGGTACATCACGCAACCCTCTGCGTGATACTGATGACGCGCGCTTGCGCCTCCGTCATGGTCAACTGCACTTCGATGATGCCGAAGTCATCGGCAATCGCAATGAAGGTATCACCGAAGCGCGAGGGGCGCTCCGTAAGGGTTAGCGTGCCAGCCTTAGAGGCAACTGCAATCGCGAGGTCAGTTGAGGAGGCGAAGCGCATGGGAAACTCCCTTTAGGGAAGCAGCGTGATTGCTGCTCAATTCCTATTCAGACCATACACTCTAAAACCGGAGTGTCAACAGATAAGTTGCGTTCTCTTGCGAAATTCAACGTTTAACTTTAATACGAAACTTGAACATTGTTCAAATCTGCGCTGCACCCAACGTGTGCCGCGCCGCCCATCTCAAGCGAGCCGCTACAAATCCCGCCATCACTGCTTCAGCGCGCTCCATGGTGGCGCAGCGTGCCGAGCATATCTCGCCGCGATTGCTGGCAAAGAGCACCGCGAATGGACGGGCTGCGTCGTGTACGTAGCGGACGCCGCGCGGACCGACATGGGGTTCGGTGGTGTTGATGATGCGGAACATCAGCGCAACTCAATGACGCGATACGCTGGGTTGTTGGTCAGTCCGAGCACGCGAAGTACGTCGTTAGCGGCCTTGCGGGTCGGGTAAAGCGAACCAGGAGTTACGTACCAAGCACCGTTAAAATTCATCCACTCAATTGCGAAAGTCTTGGTCATGACGTGCGCTCCGTTTCAATGACCCAACCATACACCCTAAAAACGGAGTGTCAACAAATAAGTTGGCCTCACCGCGCACAATCCGTGAAAAATAGCTGCTCGACCGATCCCGGTTGGCACACGATCTCGCTTGGCGACTTCGGCATGAAGAATAACGCGCCGACCAGGCACACTAAAAGGCCGAATAGGAGCAAGTTCCGATGCATTGGAGTCACCGGTCTGTTGCGTTATTGCCACGGTGCAACCTACCATGGTACGGTGGGTTGTCAACGGACCAGTTTTTGGCACACTGGCACAAGAAACGTGGGCCACACTTGTTCCATTTAAAATCAACGATTTAGCTAACGTTGGACCAATGCACCAAGAAAAGGGGGCCGTTTTCATATAGCGCCCCACAACACACTCACCAGGGCCGCCCCGGTACGGTCTCGGCGATTTATTTTCTCTGATCAAACTCTTTATCCCTCTCTATATTTGATCCCTTTTTCCGAAGAGGGATAAGTAATTGAAGATAAAGGGAAAAAGAGTGGACCAAGAATCTGTGCCGAAACTGGTCCGTTGACAATTCGCGCTAAACGTGGCTTGTGACCCCTGGAAAATTCCACATCGTGCGCGGAGATAGGATCATGTTGCCTTATGTGAGATTGCAGCGCGCTCGGGATCGGCTCGACCGGCGCTTGGCCGCGCGCAAGGAAGCGTTGCGGGATGCGCCGCCTCCGCGCCCCAAGACGCCCACGGCACCGCGAGAAGAGAAGCCGCGTCTGACCCACGCCGAGCGACAGGCGCAACGACTCGCGGCGTTGGCTGCGCGAGCGAAAGGGAACAAGCGCCGATCGCTGCAGCATGCCGCGGAAAAGTGGGCGGCCCTGGCAAACGAGACGGACCAGGAGCGCGCCGCGCGCATTGAAGCGGAGATGGGTCGCACCGCTGCGGTTGCGGCCGCGCGCGCGGCCAAGCGTCATACCCAAGAGATCCTGGACGCAGCGCGCCGGGCGAAACGCCTGTTGCGGGAGGCCATGGAGACGTCCGACCAGCGCGCGGAGCGCTTGGAACGAGAAGACCGGGTATCGCGACGCCGATGGGCGCACAACGCCGCCCGCTCCGCTCTGAAGCGTCGGAAGCGCACACTTCACATTTAAACGGATTGTTCACCCCGCTCCGGATATTCTGCGGGTCGCCCCGTCCGTCGCGGGATCGACCGCACCCCAAATCAGCCATTCAGCGTGCGAGGCTCGATCGCGGCGGGCGGGTGAATTTGGAGCGCTCCCATGCTCGTTGCCGTCTGTCTCATTGTCGGTGCCCTGGTCGGCTTGATTGCCGGCGCGGTCGGCATGTTGTGGCTGCTCGCCAATCAACCCCCGAGGTTTCCGTGGTAATTCGTATCCCCTCGTCCCTGGTCGGCGATCCCGACGCTTTCAAGCGCGAGGTGGAAGCGCACCGCGCCGACCTGGTCGCGCACCGTGCGGGCAAGCCGGGTATTGCGGCGCCTGTACATTACGATCTCATCGAGGCGCTCATTCTCAAGGTGCCGCGCGGCGACCCGCTGCCCGACGACTTCCGGGTGATGCCCTACGAGATATTCGACGACGGTCCGACGCTCGATGAGCGCAAGGCGCAATTGTCTCAAGCCCTTTCGGCCGCACTTGCCGCCACGATCAACACCATTCTGTCGCCGGCCCGCGCCGCGCTGCTCAACCTGGACATGACCGAAGCTCTCGGTGTTCCGGAAGAAATGCGGACGCCGGGGCAGTTGGGCGCCATCGCGGCCTATGTCGCGTTTCAAAGTCGGGTGGCAGAGATCAACAGGAACGCAGCGGTTGCCGCGCTGGAGATTGAGGAACTGACCGCCGAGAAGGTGGAAACGTGGAAGGTGCCGGCCCTGTGACGCCTCCGCCTCTCCCCTACGCCCCCGGTCCCGCACCTGAACCCCCGAAAAAGGGTCTGCCTTCGGGTGCGTCAGGCCGTCCTCCAGGTGCCGCGAACAAGGTCACCAGGGCGCTCAAGGAGGCGATTTTACTCGCGGGGGAGAAGGCGGGGGACGCCATCGCGGAAGCTGCAGCGGGGCGGGGCGAGACGCGAGATGGCGGCTTGGCTGGTTACCTATACGAGGTAGCCCTAAACGATTCCAAGACGTTCTGCGGGCTGCTCGGGCGCGTGTTGCCGCTCCAGGTGACGGGTGAAGGCGGGGGACCGCTCACCGTGACGTTCAAGACCGTGTATGAGGATGCGCCGCTGAAAGTCGTGAACCATGGGGCATAACCCTTGGCTGGTTGAGGATTTTTTGCGCGATCTGCCCGCGGACCGTCGCGAGATGTTCGAGAGTAAGTGGCCAATTCCAACATTCCACGCCGTCACAAGAGGTGGATTTGTCGTTACGTGCGACGGCATGCCGCCGCAATACCTCAATGGTGACGAGAAAGCGCGCGACTTGACCCGTACCGGGCATGACGAATGGGCGTGGTCTGGCAACTTGGCGCCCCGGCGCGGTTATGTCTGAACTGGTCGTCGAACGACGCATCAGACCGTATCAGCAGCCGTTCCACAAATACTTGGTGTCCGGTGGCAAGCGTGCCATTGAGATCGCGCACCGCCGATGGGGCAAGGACGAGATCGTTCTAGCCGCGACGTGCGAGCTTGCGCACCAGCGCCCTGCCAACTACTGGCATTGCCTCCCCGAATACGAGCAGGGGCGAAAGGCGCTTTGGAACGCAATCAACGCCCACACCGGCAAACGCCGCATCGATGAGGCGTTCCCGCCCGAACTGCGCGAGAGCAAGAATGAGCAAGAAATGCTCATCAAGCTCAAATGCGGGTCGACCTGGCAAATCATCGGTTCCGATCGCTATAATTCGACCGTCGGCGCGGGCGTGGCGGGCATCGCCTATTCCGAGTTTGCCTTGGCGAACCCGAGCGCGTGGGCCTACCACCGCCCCATGCTGGAGGAGAACAACGGTTGGGCCGCGTTCATCACCACGCCGCGGGGCCGCAACCACGCCAAGACCATGTACGACATGGCTGCCAAGAACCCGAAGTGGTTCGCGGAAATCTCCAATGTCCACCATACCGGCGCGCTGTCGCCCGAGGCGCTGGCGGAGACCTTAGAGGAATACATAGCGCTGTACGGGAAGGATCTCGGACAAGCGCAGTACGACCAGGAATATGGTTGCTCGTTCAATGCCGCCATTCTCGGCGCCTTCTATGCGCGCGAGATGGTCACGGTCCGGTCCGAGCGGCGCGTGATCCCGCTGATTGCCATCCCCGGCCGTCCCGTGCATCGCGCGTGGGACATCGGCGTTCGTGACGATACGAGCATCTGGTGGTTTCAGATCGTCGGCGGGCGCATCTATATCCTGGATTGCTATACCAATTCCGGCGCGGGCGTGGAGCATTACGCGGAGGAAGTCGCCAAGCGTCGACTCGAGCATAGTTGGGTCGACGGCAACGATTACGTGCCGCACGACGCCAAGGTGAAGGAATGGGGTACCGGCCGGACGCGCATCGAGAGCATGGAATTGCTCGGGCTGAAGCCGATCTTGGTGCCGCTCGCCGGCAAGCTGGACGGCATCAACGCGGTACGCAAGACCCTGCCCGCGTGCCTGTTCCATCCGCGGTGCGAGGAAGTCGGCATTGCCGCGCTAGAGCAATACCGGCGCGAATGGGATGATGAGAAAAAGTGCTTCAAGGCCAACGAGGTGCACGACTGGACATCGCATCTCGCCGACGCTTTTCGGTATCTGGCTATGTCATGGCGCACTATTCCGGTGCATATCGACGTCTCGATACCGCAACCGCAAGCGGGACAAACGATGCTGCCGCCGCCACCGGATGATTTCGGGGGCGAGAGCCGCAGCCGCATCAGGATCTAGCCGAGCGGTCCCAAGTGCCATATTTGATACGCGAAAAAGCCGACGGCGCCAAAGGCTGCGGCGTTTGCAAGGGTGATCAGTGTAATTCGCAACATGCGCGGTATTCTGCACAACTTCTGCGCGTTGGCAACCCCGTGGGAACAATTCGCAACTATCGGGTTTAGTGAAAATTAAACGCATTCGCTCCTATGGTGAGCGGATGACCACGCACCGCGTCTGGAATATTGGTTTCGACGACCACGTTCGCATTGTGTGGATGCGCGACGGCCTTCCGGTCGATTACCACGAAGACAAGGGACAGCCGATCACCCATTATTGCGACTTGGTGCGCGATCGGGACATTGACCGGGACAGTATCGATCATGTGCCGCCATGTGCGGCGCAACGATCTTGGCGCAACGGTTGCTCCATTGTCGACGTGATGCGCGCTACGGGGCTCAACCCGCAGGTGATGCCGCGCCTGCCCCGGTTCGATACGGTCAACGCGCCCATCAGCGAATTGCCGCAGCGAGGGGCACTCCATGCGAGAGCGTGACTCCAAACGTCGTTGGAAAGCCCGGTTCCGCGCCGGTCGCTGGATTTCGCGTGAAGCCGTGGAGAATCACAGCCTCGCTGCGTTCGTCGCCGGCTGCGAGTGGCATCCATACGCGCAGATGCTTCGGCGGGTCGTCTGATGGCCTACGATGGCGACGACACCGACCCGCGCGCCCTGACTGAGGACGAAGCATCAAAGGCGCCCAAGAAAGCCGGCCCGTCCAATTCCAAGGGTTGGCTGAAGATGATTGCCGACGCCGAAAAGGCGTATCGGCCGTATCAGGAAAAAGCCGACAGAATCGACAAGATGTATGCGAATCTCGAACGGTTGGGGATGACGACCCGCGACCGCGAGATGCAGTTGTTTTGGGCGAACATCTCCGTCATGGCGCCGTCGGTCTATTCGCGCCCGCCCGTGCCCGTGGTCATTCCCCGGTTCAAATCCGACGACGAATTGAAGCGCGCGGCGTCCGAGGTGCTGGAACGCTGCACCGTCGTCATGTTCGAAAAGGAAGACGTTGACGGTGAGATGCGTCTCATCCGCGACGACTTGGTTATTCTGGCGCGCGGCGCCGCGTGGTTGCGCTATGAGAAGGTGGATGACGTCGAGCGCGTCTGTATTGACCAGGCCGACCGCAAGGACTTCCTGTGCGAGCCGGCGCGCAAGTGGAAAGATTGCGATTGGGTCGCCAAGCGGTCGTGGCTCACCGAGCCGGCGGCCAAGAAGCGCTTCAAGCCGCATTCCGGAGACGCATACAAGAACCTCACCTATTCGGTGCGCAAGGACGCGGAAGCCGATTCGGATGACGGTGCGTCGAAGGCCGGCATCTGGGAATTGTGGTGCAAGTCGCAGAATAAGGTCGTGTGGGTGTCCGAGGGCGCCGACGTTTGCTTGGACGAAGGGTCGCCGCATTTGAAGCTGGAAGGCTTTTTTCCGTGTCCCAAGCCGGCATTCGCGACCGTGGAGCGCCGCTCGCTGGTGCCCGTCCCCGATATGCTGTTCTACAAGGACCAGCTTGAAGAGATCAACGAGATCACGGCGCGCATCTCGTCGCTGACCGAATCAATCCAGGTCCGCGGCTTCTATCCGAGTGGCGCGGGCGAGATCGGCAACGCGATTGAAGCGGCCGTCAAGGCCACGTCCAAGAACACCCTCCTGATACCCATCGCCAATTGGGCGGGGATCGGCGCGGGCGGCGTTAAGGACATGGTCGTATGGTGGCCAATTGACCAGGTCGTGGCGACCATCAAGGAACTGATCGCGCTCCGCAAGGAGTTGATCCAGGACGTCTATGAAGTCACCGGCCTGTCGGACATCATGCGCGGGCAGACCGAAGCCAGCGAAACGCTCGGCGCGCAGCAACTCAAGAGTCAATACGGCTCGGTGCGTATCAAGGACCGGCAGGACGAATTGACGCGCGTTGCGCGCGATCTCACGCGGCTGACCGCCGAGATCATGGCGGAGAACTTCTCGGCGCAGACGCTCCTGACAATGTCACAGGTGAATTTGCCGTCGGACGCGGATATCGCCGCGAAGGCGAAGCCGCTCCAGGAGCAGTTGGCGCAAATCACGAAGGCGCTCCCTGCCCTACAGGCCGAGATGCAGGCGCTACAGACCGAAATTCAGAGCGCCGCGCAAGATCCGGAAATCCAGCAGTTGGCGCAGGCCAACCCCGATCAGGCGAAGGCCGTCTTGGGGCAGGCGCAACAGAAGATGCAGGCCGATCAGGCCAAAGCACAGCAGATGCAACAGGCTGGCCAGCAGGCGCAGGTGCAGTTGCAGGAGCTTGAACAGACCATCACGATTGACAAGGTCATGAAGCTTCTGCGCGAGCAGAAATTGCGGCCGTTCATCCTGGATATTGAGACCGATTCGACGATCGCGCCGGACGAGAACGCCGCCAAGCAGCGAGCCACCGAGTTTGTGACCGCTGTCGGTGGGTATATGAAGAACTCAATCCCGCTCGTGGAAGGCATGCCGCAGGCTGCTGCCATGGTCGCGGAGACGCTCAAATTCATCGTCAGCCAATACCGCGCCGGCCGCGAGCTTCAGGGCGTTATCGACAAGTTCGCCGACCAGATGAAGCAGAAAGCCGAGCAGCCGCCCCCGCCGAACCCCGCGCAGGTGGAGGCGGAAGCCAACGCCAAGGCCGCGCAAGCCAAGCAACAACAGGATACCGAAGCGCATCAGGCGAAGATGCAGCAGGACCAGGCCACGACGCAGGCCGATGTGGCGGCCAAGGGCGCCGCCGCTCAGAAGGACGCGGCCGACGCACAGGCCACCGAGGCGGACGCACAGGCGCGCATCTTGGAGGCGCAGACCAAGGCGCGCGATGCCGATGTGGCGCGCAAGATCAAGGTTCAGCAGGAATTGGACGCCTCCGACGCGCGCCGGGCCGAACTGGAGCAAAAAGCGGCGCTTGCCGAACTGCAGCGCATCACGCTCCACGAAAAGCACCTCCAAGACCTGGAAAAGGGCGCGCTCGAAATCGAACTCGTCAAGGGCAAGATCGCGCACGCGCAGGTGACGACTGCGGGCACGCTCGCCAAGGATGAAGCGGCGATCGAAGCGCATGAAGCAAACGCCGCCGCTGCGGCTCAGAAGCCCAAGAAGGAACCCGCATAATGACACCCGAGACCGTCGACACCATCGCCAAGACCTGCCACGAGGCCAACCGGGCGCTTTGCGCTGCGTTCGGCGACCATTCGCAGGTGGCATGGGAAGACGCGCCGCAGTGGCAGCGCGACAGCGCCATTAAGGGTGTGATTTTCTGCACGGCGAACCCCGACGCGCCGCCGAGCGCCAATCATGACTCGTGGCTCGCCGAAAAAGCGCGCACCGGCTGGCGATATGGCCCGGTCAAGGACGCGAACGCCAAGACGCATCCGTGTTTCGTGCCCTATGACGAACTCCCGGCCGATCAGAAGGCCAAGGATCACGTTTTCAAGGCAATCGTTGGAGCATTACGCTAATGGCCAGCCCCTTTACACCCGTCGACCAAGACGGCGTTCCGTTTCAGAACAACGACGTTTCGCTGATTGCCGCGGTCGCTGCAACCACGACTCAGACCGGCGCCGACCAGACCAACCGGGGCGGGCGCGGCGTGAAAGTCGTGCTCGACATGACGACCGTGGGCACCGGCTCGGTGACGCTGACCATTCAGGGCAAAGACGTGGCGTCCGGCAAATACTATACGCTGCTTGCGGGCGCTGCCGTGACCACCAACAGCACCAATGTTTATGAGGTGTATCCGGGCGCCCCGGCCACCGCCAACGTCTCGGCGAACGCGACGCTGCCGCGGACGTGGCGCGTCCTGGTGACAGCGAACAACGCGAATCCTTGTACTTATAGCGTCGGCGCGTCCGTCATCAAATAGGTTATGGACCGTCTCACCGCGTTCGTTGCGGTAGCACATTTGAAACTACGTCTTGAGATACTGACAAGACATCCGGAGTTGTTAGACATGGTCGCGATTACCCCGCCGAAATTGCCCGCCCCGATCCAGCTTGCCGGACTCAAGTCGCGGCTGACGCGCGGGACGCGCTTGGAAGCGCGGGCGGCGGCGGTCGGCGCGCGCGTGGACAATGCGCATGACGTGATTGAAAGCGGGATTGCCGCGCTGGAGGGCTACGCGCCGGGCCTGGAGCAATACGGCAACGACCTGTTGAACCAGATCACTCGACTGAGCGAGCCGAGCAACGGGGCACCGCCGGACGAAGCGGAGACGGCGCAACTCCCTTTGGAGCAGCCCGCGCCGCCGTCTGCGCCCACGCTAGGTCCGAACGGTGGCCCCCGTATCCTCTGATTCAACTCGTGTAACCTGGAGTCCACGACCATGACCGTATCCGCCGCCACCATTTGCCAATCCGGCATTGCCTACCCGACCGCGATCGAGATCGCGCGCCAGATGAATGCCGGCGCGGGTAACGCCAATGCGAACCAGCTTGTCGCCGTCGGCGTCACGCCGCAGGCCGCCACCGAGCTTGCGCGCCAGATCAACGCGAACTCGTTCGACCCGCACAAGCTGGCAATGGCCGGTTGGCACCCCGAGGCGGCCGTGGTCGTCAAGAAGACGTCGGGGGCGTAACCCGTGGGGAGCTTCCTTGGACCAGAGTCAGGGTCACTGTCCGTCCGACCGAATGGTCACAGTCAGACGCGGGGGTTATGTCCCGCAGGAAGCATCGCCCCGCGCCGACATGAAACAAAGAGGACAGTAATGGGAAGCTTCCGCGCATTTCAGGCGAACTTTGCGAGCATAGACTTTTCGAAAGAGATCGTCTTGCCTGAGCCGAAGCCGGACCGGCTCGCCCCGCCGCGCTCGGATCTTCCGTGCCCGCAAGTGCTGTCCGATTGCATGGGCGCCGTGCAGTCACAGGTGACCGGTAAGTGGTATGAGTCCAAATCGGCGCTGCGCGCGGAATACAAGGCCACCGGTCACATTGAGAAGGGCAACGACAAGCGCCCGCCCTGGAAAATGCCGCGTACCCCGCGCGCCGTCATTCGCGATACGGTTCGAAAGGCCGTGGCGCGCGTCGAGCGCGGCGAACGGAACATCCACAAGGGGAAGTGACCATGGCTGTTCAAAGGTGTATGTGGTTCGCCTTTGCAGCCGCCGTACTGGTCGACGGTTTGGCGCTCGGCGTTCTCAACGGGGCGTGGTAGCCACAGCGTCATCGGTGCGCAAGAAGTCTTCCCAATTCGCAGCCGTCATGGGATAGGCTTGGTCTTCGTCCCATGCGCACTCGGTGCATTTCCATTCGTCGCTGATGATTCCGACCCCCACGTCGATTTCATTTCGCCAGCATACGGCGCCACATTCGGGACACTTCACGTCAAATCCCCCACGCTAAGCCCCAGCCGCACCCACGCCCTAATGAATCGCGCCACGGGCTCGGGCGGCCCTTTGGTCGCATAGTTCTGCCCGGTGCGCGCCGACACGCCAAGCCACTTTGCGGCGCGGTGCTGGGACAGCCTGAGCGCGCGGAGGATGGCGCGATATTCGGTGGCGGGCATGCTGCTCATGCGGTCCACTCTCCGTCCGAGTAGAGCAATTTGCCGTCGGGTGCGGTGATCCGGACCGAATAGCCGCCGTCTCCGCACTCTCCGTCGTCCCATTCGGGCGTTTTGCCGTCCGCCCGTTCAAAGAACAGATATCGGTTGCAATCGCACGAATAGTTACCGTCCTGCCAGATGAAAACGCCTTGCCACGGGTATTCGTCGACATAGGAACGCGTGACGTCATCTGAGTTGCGGCGGATTTCGATCTTGGGGAACGTGCTCAAAACGAATCGTCCAGGTGAGATTGACCGGTCAGAACGAGCCAAGCGTCACGAACGCGGTCCCGCCGCACCTTGAGCCATTCGCGCAGGGTAGGCTTGCAGGCGACGTGACAGCGCTCATCGCCGTACAAAATTTGGTTCAATTCGGTAGCGTTCGCTTCGAAAGGGTCATTTAGACCTTCGCCGGCCGAACTGTGGTAAATGTCGTGGTCGAATGACTCGCGGGCGGCATCAACACCATCATCAAAACCGCGAGTGTATTCGGACTTCCGATTCGACATCAAGCGATTCGCAGCCGTGGCGAAGTTCCGTGACAAGCGCAAACGCATGCTTGGCGATGTGTCGTTCATTTTACTCCTTTGCGATGAGGTGGCCGGGCTTTCATCACCCGGCCGATCTCATGGCGCGTCTCCTCGTTCGTGTGAAGATGCGAACCGCCCATGGCCGTCCGCGCGCATAACGCACACTCGCAGTGGCCTCTAATACGCACACTCCGCGTATATTGCAACACTCCGCTTATTCACGAATTGTTACCTCTTATTGTGTCACTATTCGGAGACCTTCTCAGACAAGGACGCATTGGCATATGAGCGACGGCATTTCAAACGAACCGGTGATTGCGCCCCTTCCGACTCCCGTATCCGTGGAGCCGCGCGCCGCGTCGCCTGGTGAAGTCGCCGAAGTTGCTCGTCAGTCTGAGGAAGCCAAGATCGCCGCCAACGCGCGGAAGGCGCCCGACCCGAAGGCCGCCGAGCCCGCGAAGGACGAGCCGAAGCCGAAGCTGTCGACCCGCGAGGCGATTCGCGCCGCAGCCGCCAAGGTTCACGCCGAGCCGACCGCCGAGAAAGCATCGCCGCTGAAGGTCGAACCGAAGGCCGCCGCCGAACCGGTCGCCGCCAAGAACGCGCCTGCACCCGCGAAGGATACCAAGGCCGCCGAGCCCGTCAAGGACGCGCCGGCCGCTCCGGTGCGCGGTGAGGACGGCAAGTTCGTTTCGGTCAAGGCCGCCGAACCCGCGCCGGCTGCAGATGCCGCCAAGGTCGACACCCCCGCGAAGCCCGCCGCCCTCCCGAGCCACACCGCCGAGCCGCCGCCCGCGCGCTTCTCGCCGGCTGCCAAGGAGAAATGGGCCGAAGCGCCGGACGAAGTCCGCGCCGAAGTGACGCGCGCCGTCACCGAACTGACCAAGGGGTTCGAGAAGCACCGCGCCGCCGCGGAGCGGGACGCCTCGCTCGCCGAGTTTCACGAGATGGCCGGCAAGTCCAACAAGGCGCTCAAGGACGTTGTCGCGCAATACGTCGGTATGGAGAACTTGCTTCGGCAAGATCCCGTCAAGGGTCTCGAACTGATCGCGAAGAACGCCGGCCTGAACTTGCGCGACGTCGCCGCGAAGATTGCGGGCGAAACGCCCGACCAGGCCGCGAGCGCCGCCGATGCCAAGATTGCCGCTCTTGAAGCGAAAATCGATCGCCTGGAAAAGGGCGTCGGTACGATTGAGCAGGAGCGCGTTAAGGCCGCCACCGACTCGACGACCGAAGCGGTTGCCAAATTCGCGGCCGAACATCCTCGTTTCGAGGAGTTGGCGGAAGATATTGCGGATTTTCTCCGCGACGTGCGGGACAAGGATGGCAACGTTCTGAAGCCCGCGCGCACCAAGGATCTTGTTGAGGCCTACAAGTTGGCGGAACGGCTCAACCCCGCGCCCGCTGCACCGGAAGCCAAAGCAGAAGTAGCCGAGCCCGTACCGGTGGCCGCCTCATCCGCGCCCATCAGTACCAAACCTACCCTTGTCCAACCGTCCTCATCCGACGCCGGGGCAAGGTCCATCGCAGGCACGCCCACCGCTGGCTCAGACCCGGTCAGGAAGCAGCCATCCAACTCAATTCGAGAGGCGATCAAGCGCGCCGCTGCTGCCGCCCGCTGATTGCTTCGCAGTTTAGGGAGGACATTCCGTGTCCTTGACCTCCGTCGAAAAGAACCAGGAAATCCTTTCGCTGGCCCTGGAAGATCGTTCAGCCGGCTACCAGGATCTTGTCAGCAACAGCAATGCGCTGCTGCACATCATCCAGAAGAAGAAGAATTGGCAGACCTATTCCGGTCCGCGAATTCGTGAGCGGCTGCTCTACAACAAGACCGGTTCGGGCGTCTTCTACAACGGGTTCGACCTTCTGAACTCGATCCCGGCCGAACTGTTCAACGATGCCGAGTACCTGCCGAAAATGGTCGCCGTCGCCGTGACGCTGACGAACGAGGAAATCCTCAACAACTCCGGTCCGAACCAGATCGAAGATGTGATGGAAGCCCACATTACGGCGGCCGAAAACGAGCTTCAGGACATCGTGGATGCGTCCCTGCAGTCGAACGGCACCAACTTCGGCGGCAAGGAATTCTCAGGCCTCCAGCTTGCGATTCCGACGATCGCGACCACCGGCACCTATGCCGGCATCGATCGCGCGGCCAACCCGATCTGGCGAACGACCACGTTCGACGCGCAGACCATGAACACCGCGATCGGCACGCAGGTCTCTTCGACCACGATTCGGCCGTTCCTGAACACCATCATGACCCAGCGGTCGCGCAACAAGAAGGGCGCCGATCTGCTGCTCATGAGCAGCAACCACTACGCCGCCTATGATGCCGCCACCGTCGCGATTCAGAAGATCGAGAACGAGAGCGGACTCGGCAAGCTCGGTTTCCAGACCCTCAAATACTTCGGTGCGGGACGGTCGGCGGAAATCGTGCAGGACGGCGGAATCGGCTCGAACATGCCGCAGGACACCACCTATGGCATTGATACCGACGCGCTCAAGATGCGTTACCACCCGGAACGGAACTTCGACAAGATCGGCCGCGCAATGATGCCGATCAACCAGGACGCCGTGGTTCAGTACATCGGATTCATGGGTGAACTCACCCTGAACAATCCGCTGTTCACCTGGAAGTTCTACGACTCGAACACCGGTTCGTAACGACTAGGGCGCGCGGCTCAACCCCGCGCGCCTCCCGTTCATCTCGACCTCGAAATCCGCGGCAGCCACGGCGCCGTAACAGGAAAGATACAAACATGCCCGCTCCCGCAGGTGCCGCCGTCCAGTCGTGGGTTTTCCGCGAGCCCTCCCTTGGACAAAACCCGATCGCGCAGACCACCGCGAACAACACCGTCTCCGCCAACATGGGGACCGTCGCCGCTGGCACGCTCTCCAGCAGCCCGCAGCCCGCCGGCCGATCTGCTCCCGGCCGTCTCGGCACCATCGCCAAGGCGTTTCATCCGACCTTCGGCGAAGGTGAGTTCATCTATCTGCTCGGCGTTGCAAATACGCTCGCCGGGTTGCTGGTGACCTACAATGCGACCACGTTCCAGACCGCGCTTTCGCCGAACACCGCGAACGAAGACAACCCGGTCGCGGTCGCCATGTCGGCGAATGTCGCCGCACAGTACGGTTGGTATCAGATCGCCGGCCTTGCCACCATCCTCAAGACGGCCGTCAAGGTCACTCCGCAGGGCAAAATCTATCAGTCCGCCACCGCTGGCCGCGTCATGCAGACGTCGGTTGCCGGCAAGCAGATCCTCGGCGCTCGCGGTGCGAACCTGACCACGGTCACTTCGACCACCTCGACGGTCGTGGTGCTGATCAATCGGCCTTCCCAGCAGGGCGCGATCACCTAACGGACATTCCGTCTTTAAACGGATTGTTCACTACGTTAATGCTACCGCGGGGCATCAGAAACCCCGCGGTTCAGCACGAGGCAGCATGATTAATTTCGTCACGGTCAATTGGGGCAATTACCAGGGACGCGGCGTCGAGTACGTCAACAACCTATTCGACATGGTCCGGCGCAACCTTGAGGAAGGCACGACGGGCCGGTTCGTCGTGTTCACGGATTTTCTGCTTCAGGATGGTATCTATACTGATGGCATTGAGCAGCGCGAGCTACCCAACAACCTCACCGGTTGGTGGAACAAGCTCTATCTGTTCAAGCGCGACCTGTTCCCGACCGGTGACCGCATCGTTTATCTTGACCTGGACACGCTCATCACCGGCCCAATTGACCGACTCGCGGCTTATGACGGCGCGTTCGCCATTCTGCGCGATTTTCACCGCGGTGCCGACGGCATGCAGTCGTCGGTCATGTCGTGGCGCGCGGGCGAGCAAACCGGCATCTGGTCGTCGTTTGTGGCGGCCGGATACCCGCAGACCGATCGCGGCGGCGATCAAGCGTGGATCGAGCAGCGCCATTTGCCGGCTTGGACCGTGCGCCTCCAAGACGTTCTTCCCGATATGTTCGTTTCCTACAAGGTCAGCGGCGGCGCGCTGCCCGACAAGGCGTCCGTGGTCGTGTTCCACGGTAAGCCCCGTCCCCATGAAGTACTCACCGGATGGGTGCCGCGCGTCTGGTGCCAAGGCGGCATCTCGCGCGCCGAACTGACCGCCGTCTGCAACACCGCGACGGAAAAGCTCCTGGAAAACGTCCGGAAGGCGTGCGCGTTGGACTTGCCGTGGTTCGCCCCGGCCGATGAGCATGACCGGCATGTGTCCATTCTCGGCGGCGGCCCGTCCCTGGTCGACAAGATCGAGGAGATCCAGTGGCGCCAAAGCATCGGGCAAGAGGTATGGGTACTGAATAACGCCCATAAGGCACTTGAGGGCACCGGGATACGCTATGATGCGCAAGTATTGCTTGATGCGCGGCCCGAGACGGCGGGGTTTCTAACCGAAGCGGCGGGGTATCTGGTCGCGTCGCAATGCAATCAAGCTGTGTTTGGTGCGGTGGAAAGCCGGCCAACAACCCTATTCCACGTCAATTCGCCCGGCATGGCCGACCTTCTGGCAAATGAGCCGCACCGCGCCGCGTATCTGGTCGGCGGCGGAACAACCGTTGGCATGAACGCGCTCGCGCTCGCCTTCCTCGCCGGATATCGCTTCATTCACCTGTACGGCTTCGATAGCTGTTACCGCGGTCCCGCGCATCACGCCTATCCGCAGCCGCTCAATGACGGCGAGCGTGTCTCCGAAGCGCTCTACACCTCCAGCCAAGGTACCAAGACCTATTATTGCGCGCCTTGGATGATTGGACAGGCGCAGGAATTTGCCGAATTGGCGCCCAACTATATGGCCGACGGCGCAGTCATCACCGTGCACGGTTCGGGCTTGCTGCCGGATATCGGCCTTGATCTGCTCGGCACGCTATCCCCGGCGCAACAGCGCGCGGCGGAAGTCCTCGCGCGGGTGCCGGCGGGATCTTGGGGCGTCGAAGTAGGCGTGTTTCAGGGTCAAATGTCCGCTGCGCTGTTGCGCGCCGATCCCGACTTGTATCTGACCATGGTCGATAGCTGGGAAGGTCATGGCGACGCCTACGCGGGCGACTCGGGAGACTGGCACGCGACCCTCAACGACGCCAGCCAAGAAGAATTCATGCGCCTGGCCAAGGTGCGGGTTGGCTTCGCCGGGGTGCGCGCGAAGGTGCTTCGCATGCGATCGGACGACGCGGCGCGAACCTTTCCGGATGGTCATTTGGGGTTCGTCTTCATCGATGCCGATCATTCCTATGATGGGTGCGCGGCCGACATTGCGGCGTGGGCGCCCAAGATCAAGCCGGGCGGCTACATCTCCGGCCACGACTATGAAAATACCGCCTTTCCCAAATTCGGCGTCACGCGCGCCGTTGACGAGTTTATCGCCGCTCGCGGCCTCACGCTCGAACTCGGCGAAAACTTCTGTTGGTTCGCCAAGATGCCGTCTGCCTAGCGTCCGACCGTTGACAATTCGTTTATAACGTCTCTGTTACACTGCCCACCGCCAACCCTTCTCAGACAAGGAACCCCTATGTCATCCAATCGACAGACCGCCGCGAACGAGGCCATGACCATTCCGCGGTTTTTCATCCTCCCCGTGGAGGACGCCGCCGCGACCAAGAAGGCAGGTCGGCCGATCTTCCAGGACATGGAGATGTGCGAAGTCCGCTTCGCCGGCAACCGCGAGAAGATCATTCACGCCCCGGCTCACGAGGTGTTCCGTACCGAACGCGATCTCAACGGCGGCAACATCAACCAAATCACCTATGCCATCCAGTACGCCGACCAATACCGGGCGTTCAAGATGGGCGACCATCAGACGCTCACCGGCACGCCGACGTCGGAACTTCCGTTCCTGACCGCGTCCAAGCGGCTCGAACTCAAGGCGCTCAATATCCACACCGCGGAAGCGCTCGCGGCGGTCGACGGCGCAAACCTGAAAATGCTCGGCATGCAGGGACGCGAACTGAAGGTCCAGGCGCAGACCTACCTGGACAACGCCACGGACAACGCAGGCGCGGTCCAAATCGCAGCGCTCAACGCCGCGCTTGAAGCGCGGGTGAAGCAGCTTGAGGCGCGTTTGTCGGGCGCGGCCGTTGCCGACGAAGCCGCAGACGAGCCGATTGCCGCGCCGGAAGACCCGAACGCCTCACCGTTCTTCGCTATGGGCGCCGACGATATCAAGAACTGGATTCAGGAAGCCACCGGATCGCGGCCGAAGGGCAACCCGAGCCATGCAACGCTGGTCGCGCAGGCCGATACCATCAATGCCGAGATCAAGGCCAAGCGGGACGCTGCCGCCGCCTGATCTCTCCCGGCGGCTGAAGGGAAGACATCATGACGATTCTCTCAGTTGCCCGAGACGCAGCGGTTTTGCTCAATCGCGTTCAGCCGTCGTCACTGTTCACGACGACCGACCCGTTCGCGGCCGAGTTGCTTTTGGCCGCGAAGACCACCGCCGAATCGCTCGTCAAAGAGGAGCATGAGTGGCGAGCGTTGACGTTGATGGCGACGCTTGCGGGCGACGCCAGTACGACCATTTTCCCGCTCGCGACCAATACGACCGGGTTTGAACGCCTGATCAAGGGCGCCAAACTGCATTCCCTGCGGTTCAAGGACGCGACGTTCCGCGCCGCAAAGGATCTCGACGAATGGCTGTTCCTGAAGGATAGCCTCTTGGTAGGCTCGCCCGGAAATTGGGTCATCCTGAATAAGGCGGTGCAGATTTTCCCGCCGATGCCGGCCGACGATACGGCGCGATTCTTCTACATCTCGAACTATTACGCGATTGCCGGCGCTGACGGCGTCACCCCGCAAGCCAGTTTCCTCGCCGACACCGACACGTTCGCACTGGACGAGCGCCTATTACGGCTTGGTATTGTGTGGCGCTGGCGCGCGAACAAGCGCATGGAATACGCAGAGGATCTGAGGGACTACGAAATCGCCAAAATGGCGGCGATGGGCACCGACAAGGGCAACCAGATTATCACGGTCGGTCGCCAGCGCGTGTCGCGAAGCAACGAGGTTGCCTACCCCGCGATGTTGGGGACGTAGGATGCGCCACTATTTGGACGTTGAGTTTGATGGTTTCGGCGGTCGGTTGGTAAGCCTTGCCCTGGTCAGCGAAGACGGCCGCGAATTATATCTGGCCACCGATTGCCCCGACCCATGCGCGTGGGTAGCGCAGAACGTCATGCCGATTGTCAATTGCCGCGGTGCCGAACCGATTTGGGTTGACTTGTCGGACTTCGGTCACGCCATCGCGACTTTTCTTGACGACGATGCGCGCCCGGTCATAATTGCCGATTGGCCGGATGATATCCGCTACTTTTGCCAATGCTTGATCGTCGGCCCCGGTGAAATGGTCGACATTCCCGGTCCGCTTCAATTCCAGGTGCACCGTGTCGCCTCGTATCCGACCGCGCTCCCCGGCGCCGTGCGGCATAACGCGCTGTGGGATGCGCGAGCGCTTCGCAAGGTGCTGCTATGAGACGCCCCGCCGCCAAATCGCAACCAAAGCCGCGCGTCGCGCAACTCAAGACCTTCCCGGCACCCATTTCAGGATGGATTGCGAACCAGAATCTGTTGACGCCGAACGCCCGCAAGTCGGATGGCAGCGTGGTTATGGGCGCGTCGCTGCTCGAAAACTGGTTTCCGACCGCGACTGGAACTCGCATGCGAGGCGGCTCCGATCTGTTCGCCACGATCGGGGATGAGATCCACGGTGTCGTTTCGATTTTCTCCTACCTCAATGGCAATATCGCCAAGCTGTTCGCCACCACGGACACGCAGATATATGACATCACGTCGCCATTCAGTCCGTCGAACCTTATGCTCGTGGACCAGTTGGGCAACTTCCTGGTGGACGATGCAGGCAATTTCATCTCCGGAGGCTGGTCAATCACGGCCGGACCTTCGGTGGATCTCCTGGCCAGCGGTGAGTGGTCGGTGGAGCAATTCGCCACGTCGGGCGGAACGTTCCTGCGCCTGGTCAACGGGGTTGATACTCCGCTGGTGTTCGACGGAACGAGTTGGTCAACGGCGCCCGCAATCACCGCAGTTGACCCCACAACTCTTTCTTTCGTGTTTGCAGCGAAATCGCGCCTTTGGTTCATCCAAAAGGACACGCTCAATATCTGGTATTTGCCTGTCAATTCGATCGGCGGCGCGGCGGTGCTCCTGCCATTGGGCGGCGTGTTTTCTCTCGGCGGGTCGCTGGTATTCGGAGGGACATGGTCCCTCGATGCCGGCGACGGAGTGAACGAATTGATCGTGTTCGCGACGTCGGAGGGAGAAGTTGCAGCCTATCGCGGTTCCGATCCGAGTGACGCCTCGACATGGGCCAAAGTCGGCGTTTATCGCATCGGAAAGCCGCTCGGACCGAAAGCCTTCATCCGGGCCGGCGGTGACCTGGTCATTTCCACCAGCATCGGTCTGATTGCATTGTCAACTGCGTTTCAACGCGACGTCGCGGCGTTGTCTCCGGTGGCGGTCTCTTATCCGATCGAGATTGAGTGGAACAAGGCGGTTGCGGCGGGATCGGGCCTGAACTGGCATGTGACGCTTTGGCCGACTAAGCAAATGATGCTTATCGCGCCCCCGAACGCGGACGGGGCGATTCCGCGGGTACTCGTGACCAATGCCCGAACAGGTGCATGGGCGCCTTTCACCGGTTGGAACGTCACATGCATGCAGGTGTTCAACAATCGGCTGTTCTTCGGGT